CTCACCGACAGCGTGCCCGGCCTGGTGGATCTGACGGCCCAGGTGACCGGCATGCTGCCCACGGCCAACGGCGGCCGCGGCACGGCCGGCACCGACTACGCGGCCGCGACCTCGGGATCTTCCGTGCTCAAGGGCGACGGCGCCGGCGGCACCACGGCCGCCACGGCCGGCACCGACTACCTGACGAAGGCGACGAACCAGGTGACCTTCGTTCTCACCATCGACGCCCTGGCGAGTTCGATGAATTACACCATCGGGCTGGTGCCGGCCAGCTTTACGATCACCGACCTCTACTTCGTGCACAACGGCACGCTCAGCAGCCCGAGCGTCGTGCCGACCGTCAAGTACGGAACCGACCGCAGCTCCGGCACGGCGGTCGTCACGTCGCCCTCCGCCGTGACCGCTGCGACCACGCCGTCACATGTCACGAGCTTCAACAACTCCACGCCCGGCGCCGGCGCCTTCATCTGGATCGAGACCGCCAGCGTCAGCGGCACGGTGGACAAGTTCACGGTCGTCGTGGTCGGGCACTACTGAGTTATGAAACGGTTCATCCCTGCTCTTTTGATCGTGTTCGCGCTGCTCTGCAGCGGCAATCGCGTGGCCAACAAGGTGGCCTCGACTAGCACCGGCCTCAAAACCAGTTTGAGCGCCTATTACGCTCTAGACGAGGCCAGTGGCGATGCGCTAGACTCGTCTGGAAATGGCTACACGGCCACGCAGAATGGAACCTGCGGTGCGGGTTCCGGTGGTCCAATCGGAAATTATCGCACATTCAACGGCAGCGACACTTGGTTTGAGAGCAGCGACGCCATCTTCCTGCCCGGCTCATCGTCGTTCAGTTGTGCTGGATGGTTCTATGCGACATCCATGCCGCAAGTGTATCCGGCTCTTTTCGGTGTCATCAACGGCGACGGGTCACACGATTCATGGGGGGTGCTGTTGGACTACACGAATAGCAAACCTTACGCCGCCATTTCTTCAAACGGTACAGCAGACACCAATGCTGTCTGGGGGACGACAGCCAGTGCGGGGGCATGGCATTACGCTGTGATGGTTTGGGATGGGACAAATGAGAAGTTCAGTTTCGACGGTGGCGCGTTCGTGACTGCTGCCTTTACTGGCCCGGTCTATTCATTCGTCGTGCCATTCAAGATTGGGCGCCTCAGCTCCGGCACGAATTTCAATGGTCGCATGCAGGGGGTTGCCTATTGGAAGGGCCGCGCCCTCACGATCACAGACGTGGGCTTGCTCTACAATTCAGGTTCCGGTCTCCCCTACACGTCATGGTAAAGAGACTCATAGTTTACCTGCTCTGCGTGGCGCTGGCACACGCCACCGACTACCCGTTTGATGGGACGCTCGGCGGTTATTATACGGCATCACTCTCTGCCGTGGACGGTGATACCATCACATGCACGGTGGACACTGCGACGTGGAATGCTGCCGGTGGCAATCCCTCCGTGGCGCAAGGCGTGGTGATTCGAGGCAAGCAACCCGGCGGAACAACAATACACGTCGGCTCCAACAACCCGTCGCCCGCCCTGTTTTTCCAAGGAGACCGCGCCAGCATCAAGGACTTCCATTTCATCATGGATGTGGGCGGGAAGACTTTATTCCGCATCACCGCGGATGGCTCCCATTTTACCAATATCACCTACGATTCAGTCAGCGGTGCAAACTACTTCATGGATTTTGAGGGTGTCACCAGAGCGCTGGTCGAGTCGTGCACCATCAACACGGTCGATGGCTCGGAGGAGCCTGTATTTGCTCGTGGCCCGACAAACTCGTGGCAGACGGCCAGCACTCTCGGAACAGCCAATGCGCTTTATTTCGAAAACTGCACCTTCACTGGCGCGGGCTATGTTTGCGACATCAATGCCAACGGCCGGGCAGTGTTTCGCTTCTGCACCATCACGGGTGCGCAGAAGATTGATGGGCACGGTCTGACAACCAACACGCCGGCCCGTAGCGTGAGGCATATGGAGATTTACGGCAACAATTGGACGACGACCGCCAGCAACTGGATCGCCATCGAAGTTCGCGGCGGCACGGCCATGATCTTCAAAAACACCGCGCCGAGCTCAGGTAACATCCCGCGGTTCTTCCTCTCGGACTATGCTTATCAGGGAGGTCCCTACGCAAATTACAGCAACGTCCTCCAGACGCCGGCGCTCTATCCGCTGCCTGATCAAATAGGTGTCGGCATTGATCCGAAGGCAGCTGCTAGTGAGCCGGCCTATGTATGGAGCAACCTGCAGAATGGAACGACCTGGACGCGCACGCTGCACACGGCGACCTCCGCCGAGGCCACGGCCTACGGCTCGGCGTTCGACGATTCCGATGTCATCAAGCCCAACCGGGATTTTTTTGCTGATGCCGGTTTTAGCACTTCCACGGGTGTTCAAGTCGGCACGAAGGCGACCATGTTGGCATCTTCTCCCAGCGTCGTCGGGCAGGGTTGGTGGGTAACCGATGAAGCCAGTTGGAATACGACGCTCCCGGCAAACACCTCCGGCCAGCTCTACGCCTGGTCTGGGTCGGCATGGGTCTTGAAATACACGCCGTACACATATCCGCATCCGCTGCGGTCTGGCATCGCCTCAACCAACCACCTCTCCGGTGCCATACGCGGCCTGACCGGGCAAACGAACTGATCCCATGATCGCCGTTTGCCTCATCGTCTCCGCCCTCGTTCTCGCCTGCATTGTGCTTGGCGCGGATCACACTTTTTCCCAACCGTGAATTTAAGCACCGTATTTCGCGGGCCGGCGACCATCGACCCTCCGCGCCTTGTGCTGGTGACACCGCCGGCGGTAGAGCCGTGGCTGGTGACGGATGACGCGCTGACGCAGGCCCTGAAACTGGACAGCGACCAGGACCAGGCCTACGTGGCGCTGGTGCTCAAGGCGGCCCGGCGGTACTTCGAAAACATCACGGGGCTGTGCCTGATCAACCAGACGTGGAAACTGAGCTTTGACGACCTGCCGATCCGGCAGGGGCAGTTTGGCCTCGAATATGGCCTGGCGCCGAGCATGAGCCGGTTCACCGGGCCGGCGGCGGGCCGGGAGATCCGGCTGTACCGGGCGCCACTGGCCACCGTGTCGTGGGTGAAATACCTGGACGAGAATGGCGCTCTGCAGACCTTCGACCCGACCAACTACTCCGTGGGCAGCGCGGGGGTGTCGACCACCTTTGGCCGGCTGTGGCTGAACGAGGGCGCGGACTGGCCGAGCGTGGGGAGCTACCCCGGGGCCATGCAGATCCAGTTTGTCGCGGGCTTCGGCTCGGCGGCCTCCGACGTGCCGGAGGAGATCCGCATGGCGCTGCTGTTCCTCGCGGCGCACTGGTACGAGAACCGGCTGCCGGCCAACCCGGACGGGGCCGTGGAACTGCCCAACCACCTCAACAGCCTGATCGAGATGAACCGACTGGCCTTCACCGCGTGAGCTTACTTTACGGCTATCAATCCCGCAAGCAGCGGTACTCGACGGACCCGGCCCGGCTGGACCGGCGGGTGTCGCTGCAGTACGCCTACGTGACGCGGGACGAGCTGGGGGGCGAGCAGAAACTGTGGTTCGAGGCGGCCCAGGTGTGGGCGAGCAAGCAGTTTACCTCGGGCCGGCGGATGTACGCGGCGGAGGCGAAGCATGGGGAGGACTTCTTCATGTATCGTATCCGGCACCGGCTGGATGTGGCGCGGTTCTGGCGGCTGGCGCACGGGGACGACGTTTACGAGATCGTGGCCGTGGAGGAGCTGGGCCGCCGGCACCTGCTCGACCTGACCTGCCGTGCGATCGACCAGACGGTGGGCGACGTGTTCTCGGGCTTCCTCCTCGAGGATGGCGGCTACCTAACCACGGAGGACGACAACATCATCATCCAGGAGGCCGCATGAGCACCGAAAGACTGTCACAAATCTACGCCGCCCGGCCGCTGAGCGGGGCCGCCAGCTCCAAGGGGAGCCTGTTCTACGTGGTCGACCCGACGGAGAGCAGCCCCACCAACCAAGCCAAGGGCATGAACCGGGACGAGCTGCTGCGCGCCCTGGCCGAGAGCGCCCGGCTGGGGGTGAGCAAGTACGCCATCCCGTTCCTGCCGGCCATCACCGGGCTGACCGGCGGTGGCGCCACCAAGCTCGACGGGCTGCTGGACGGCCTGGCGGTGGGGGACGTGCAGCTGCCGTTCTGCGTGGACATCTCGCCCAACGACGACGACCAGCGCTGGAAATTGCGCGCCAAGGGCGGCGGCGAGACCGCTGACGGCGTGGGCCTCGTGCAGCCGGTGAACACGAACTTCTCCACCTACATCTTCATCCGCATCCGTTGATATGAAAACCTCCAAACTTTTTGCTCTTTGGCTGCTGCTGGCGCTGCCGGCGTTCGCCGCCGGCCGGGCGGACCTCGGGGTGGACCCGACCACCGGGGCGATCAAGGACCCGGTGAACGCCGCGACCTTTGCCGCCGCGAACAACCTGCAGAAGGCCGATGCGGCCGCCAGCACCTATGTGCCCCAGACCACGACGGTCAACGGCCACGCCCTGAGCGGCAACGTGACGGTGACGCCGACCGACCTCGCCCTGGTGATCGGCACGAACGTGCAGGCGTATGATGCCGACCTGCAGGCCATCGCCGCGCTGAGCACCACGGCCTTCGGCCGCTCCTGCCTGACGCTGGCCGACGCCGCGGCGCTGCGCAGTCTGGCCGGGCTGGGCACGCTGGCCACGCAGAGCGGGACATTTTCCGGCACGAGCAGCGGCACCAACACCGGCGACCAGACGATCACGCTCACGGGCGACGTGACCGGCAGCGGCACCGGCACCTTTGCCGCGACCCTGGCCAACACGGCGGTGAGTGCAAACAGCTACGGCAGCAGCACGTCGATCCCATCGTTCACGGTCGACGCCAAGGGCCGGCTGACGGCCGCGGCGGGCAACGTGGTAGTGGCTCCGGCGGCCACGCTGACGGGCAACACGCTGGCGAGCGGGGTGGTGAACAGCAGCCTGACGCAAGTGGGCCCGCTTACCTCCGGCTCCATCGGTTCCGGCTTTGGCTCCATTAATGTCGGGAGCAACAGCATCACAGGCGGCCCGGGCAGCTTCACGACGCTGAGTGCGACGGGAACTATTACGGGCTCGACTATCCTCAATCTCGGAACGGCAGGAACCGGCACAACGGATGGTACGCTTAACATCACGGGCGGCAGCACATCAGGTCACGGCGCAGGTATTTCGTTTTCTAGAAATTCTCTGACAAATGGCTACCTCGGAACCGATAGCTGGGTATCGGGTAGCAGTTCTGATGACATTCACCTGTATTCGGTAAACAACTTAAAGTTTACAGCCGCTGGCGTTTCAGGCGTTGGCGTGTTCTCCTCCACCGGCTTCGCGGTGACGGGGCAATCCAGCGCGACCAAAGCCTTCGTCTCGACCGGCGCGCTCCCCGCCAACCAAACGAGCGCCGGCGCATTCGATTTCTTTTCCGGTGCGACCCGTTTTTTTTCTTATGGTGCGACGAGTGTTGCAGGACAGTTCATATGGGACATTGGCACCGGTGGGGCAGGACCGGCGCAATATATGAACCTGACGACCGCCGGCCTCGCGGTGACCGGGGGACTGACTGCGACCGGAAACTTTTCAAGTGGTGCCGGAATAACGGCGTCGTCGGCTTCTACGGCAACAACCATCCAACAAAATCCAGCATCCTCTACCAATTGCTATTGGGACAACTTGCGAGTCGGGTCGAGTCACTACTGGCGAACCTCAACTTCAACTCCAGGGGATACAAATGCTATGGTTTTAAGCTCTGGAGGACTAGGAGTATATGGTACGTTTCAAGCGGCTGGAACATATACCAACACGACAGCCAGTGGCGCGAACGTATTTGTGGATAGCGCCGGGCTGCTCTACCGCTCAACCTCGTCGCTGAAATACAAGCGGGACGTGCAACCCTACACGCACGGGCTGGCCGAGGTGTTGAAGCTGCGCCCCGTGTTCTACCGTGGCAAAGGCAAGGCGGACGGGGACAAGCAATACGCGGGCTTCATCGCCGAGGAGGTCGACAAGCTCGGGCTGCACGAGTTTGTCGAATACTCGAAGGACAAGACGCCTGACGCGCTCTACTACCAGAACATGACGGCCCTGCTGGCCAAGGCGCTGCAGGATGAGCACGCCGAGAAAGCCGCGCTCGAGGCGCGCGTGGCCAAGCTCGAGGCCGGGCCGACCACCAAGACCGCGCTGCTGTTCAGCGGCGGCAGCCTGCTGACACTCGCGGCCGGTCTGGCAATGGCGAGGAAGCTGGCGGCCTGAAATTTCCAGATGAAAACCAACACCACCGCATTACTAAACTGGCTCTGGGGCATCCTGCACGATGCCATCGAGGGCTTTGCGCACGGTGCCGTGATCGGCACCGGGCTGGGCTCCGTCGAAGGGCAGGGCGGCACACCCGTGCTGCTGCACATCGTGATCATCGCCGGGGGTATCGGCGCCATCAAGCAGGCGCTGCTCTACCTGAACACCAACGGGATCCCGCCGCTGCTGGTGGCGAAGGAGCCCGCCGCTGGCGTCCAGGTCGCAGCCTGAAATCTTTCCTCCCATGAACTCCACACCCAATCGCGCCTTGCGCACCCTCGGGAGCCTGCTGGCTCTCTGCTCCCTGCTCTTCGCCCTCAGCTCCTGCGCCACGGCCACCGCGCCCGGCGCGGCCACCACCAGCCAGCAGACCATCGCCAATGCGGTCGAGGACGCCATCTCGATCGGCCTGGTGCCGGTGCTGACCAAGAACGCCGGCTACGTGCCCGCCGCGCAGGGCGTGGCGGCGGCGCTGGGGACCTTCGCCGGGGCGACACTGACGCCGGCGGACGTCGATGCATTCCTCGCCAAGACCACCCTTGCGCCGGCCGATGCGAAGGTGGTAGCCGGGGTGGTCAATGCCGCGTGGGCGGTCTACGAGAAGCGCTATGCCCAGCAGGTGGGCGCCAGCGTGCGGCCGGATGTGAAACTGTTCCTCGCGGCCGTGGCCGACGGCATCACCGCCGCCTGCGCGGCCGTGCCGGCGGCAGCCTCCTGACCATGGGCCTGCTCTCACTCATTGCCGCGGGCTTCAAGCTGAGCTGGGCGCTCGTGACCGGGCGCAACGCCCAGGCCGACCGGCTGAACACGCCGGCGATGCAGGCCAATGCCGTGGCGAAGAACGACGCCGCCACGGCCGACCAGGCCGGCGGCGACGTGGCCGGCGCGATCAAGACCGGCAACCTCGACCAACTGCGCAAGGACGCCGCCGAATGATCCCGCTGCCCGCATGGTTCATCCTCCCGCTCCGGCTCCTGTGGGCCGCGGGGTGCCTGCTGGCGTTTGCTCTCGGGCAATACGATGACTTTGACGGGCTGGGGCTGATGATCCTCGGCTACCGGCGCATGACGTGGGAGGAGCAGATGCGGCCGCGCAAGACGGGCGAGTCGCACCTGCCCAGCTGCCCGTGCCCGGAATGCCACCGCCGGCGCGCCCGGCGCGCCCGGGCGTGGTGGATCACCGGCCTGCTGGTTGCGGGCGTGGCGCTGCTGTTCTGGCTGGATGGGTGCGCCGCCGCGGTGGTGCCCGTGCCGGTGCAGGCCGCGCAGGCCAGCTGGGACGGCGGGGAGCAGAACAGCGGGATCCTCGCGGCCACGCCCACGGGGTTCCGCGTAACGGGGCATTTCCGCGACCGCTACAACGCGCTGGTGGAGGTGTATGGGAAGCATTTCGCGCCGGCGCTGCGGGCGGACGACGGGCTGACCTACCGCCAGCTGCTGAGCAACCCCCCACAAGATTCCTACGAGATCGATGCCCAGCACATGCAATACTTCATCGAGATGAATGCCTGGCGGAAGGCGGGCCGCAATTGAACACGAAGACCATGAACCAAAAATTCATTCATGCGATCGAAGAGCACCCGACCCTCGGCTGGATGGGCTCGCTCATCTCCCTGTTGCTCGGGTGGATCAGCTGGTTTGTTGATCACGCCGACGATTTTGCCAAGGCCTTTGGCGTGGCCGCGGCGGTGTTCGGCGCGGTGGCGGGATACTACACCATGCGCATCCAGCGCCGGGCATGGAAACGGAGGACGGACAAATGAGCGACGGGCTCGCCGAAGGCATCTATGCCACGCTCAAGGCCGACGCCGGCGTGCTGGTGGCGCTGGGGCCGCAGGAGGCATCGCAGTACGCGATCTACCCGGTGCGGGCGCCGAACGGGGCGCTGTTCCCCAATGTGGTGTTTTTCCAGGTGACGAGTTCGAACAACGAGCCGCACACCGGGCCCAGCCCGATGGACGACACCTGGATGCAGTTCTCCTGCTACGGCAGCACCTACGAGGAGGCGCGCAACCTGCGCCGGGCGGTGCGCGCGGCGATGGAGGGGAAGACGCTCGCCGGGGGTGAGGTGCCGGTGGATTTCACCGAGCGCGACCAGTACGTGAACGAGATCGACGCCTTCCACTGCATCCTCGAATGCCACGTGCTGCACGACGCGCTGGCCGGGGCGACCTGATTTTTCCAACCATAGCAATCAACCACAGGACAAACGACCATGGCATCCGCAGCAAAGGGGGCTGTTCTCAAGGGTAAGAACACGACCTACCAAACCATCAAGAACACGGGGGATTTCGATTTCCCCATGCCGGAGGCGGTGATCGAGGACACCACCAGCCACAGCACCACCGCCAACCAGGAGGAGAAGTCCCCCACCATCCTGCAGGCGCCGGTGATCACCATCCCAATCGTCGCGTGGGACGATGCCGACACGCAGCACATGTGGCTGATCTCCAACAACGGCACGGTGCAGTCGTTCAGCTACAATGGCACGGGGCACGGCACGGACTTCAAGTTCAACGCGATCATCGGCCTGAGCTTCGGCAACCCGGTCAAGGGCGTGAAGAAAGCCACGCTCAAGCTGACCGTGGCGAACGGGGACACGCCTGCCTGATCAATCAGTAGGAACCCTGGCGGACACCGTTGCTGGCTGCTACCGGCCCGGTGTTTGTCCGGGGTTCTTGCTGCGCAAAACCCAGGCAAATGCCCCCTCCCAAGCCCATCACCATCAAGCTGGCTGGCATCACGCGCAAGCTGGCTTGGAACAAGACCGCGGAATACAACCTCGGCACGCTGCCGCGGCCGCCGGCCATGCACGACATGCTCGACGACCGGAAGGCGGCGTCGGCGTTCATCGGCATCCTCTGGGCGGCGATCCAGAACGGCGACGACCTGCCCAACCCGCAGGCCGTGGCCGAGGCGCTGCCGGATGACTCCGAGGCGCTGGCCGAGATCAAGCGGCAGTTCTGGAAAATGTTCCCCAAGGGCGACGACCCAAAAAAAGCCGATGGCTCGACGCCCGCGCCTTCGCCCGCGTCGAGCTCGGATACACCGATGGAGAGTTCTGGAGCGCCACCAACGAGCAGCTCGCCGCCGACAAGCGCGCCTGGGAGCGCCGGGAATACCGGCGCCACCGGCTGACGGCCATCCTCTGCACCATCCTCGCGAACGCCCACCGCAACATGAGCACCAACCCAGAGCCGTTCACCGTGGCGGACTTCCTGCCCCAGCCGGGCAGGAAGCACCGCAGGGCGGCGCCGAGCCGGCGCCGCGGGGGCGCCAGCGGGGAGGCGTTCTTCCGCATGCTGGTGGCGCGGGGAATGGCCACGGCGGAGGAGCCGGCCGCGCTGGGCGGGGAGACAAACAGCCAAAAGCCGTGATACCGCTCAAAATCAAGATCAACAACAAGGTGATCAACCTGCGGAAGCTGGCGCAGGATCTGGCGCGTGATGTGCTGGCGTCGGCGATGGCCAAGGTGGCGGCGATCATGCGCGACCTGATGGCCACCTACGCGCCGGTGCGGGATGTGCGCTATTGGAGCCCGAGCGACCGGGTGCCACCCGGGGCGCTGGCGCGGTCGATCGCGTTCAAGATCGTGGTGAACCTGCAGACGGGCCGGGTGATGGCGATTGTGGGGCCGCGGCGGCGCGCGCCGGGGCTGCCGACGCACTACGCGCACCTGGTGGAGTTTGGCCACATCCTGGTGGTGACGGACCACCACGGCGGGAAGCGGGCGGCCGGCTACGTGGCCGCCAACCCGTTTGTGCGGCCGGCGGTGGAGGCGTTCAAGTCCGGCGTGCTGGAGGTGTTTGGCGCCGAGGTGGCGAACAACCTGCGGGTGAAGATCGAGGCCATGATGGGCGGATCCATGACGGAGGTGCAGGTCTGATGGGCGCCGGCGGCACACAGTCAATCGGCAACCTGGCGGCCATCATCACGGGCGATGCGGCCCAGATCATGGGCGTGCTGAACCAGGTGCAGGCCGGCATGGACAAGCTCAACAAGAACGTGACCGACCAGGCGCCGCTGACGGAGAAGAGCGCCACGCGGGCCGGGGTGGCCATGTACGGGCTGAATGCAATCTTTCGCGCCGGGGGCAGCGAGGTGATGAACGTGATCAACAACATCCAGCGGATCCCCGGCGTGCCGGCGGAGACCATCGCCAGCGTGCAGATGTTCTCCGGCCAGCTGGCGCAGATGCGCAACTCCATCGACGGGCTGATCGCCAAGGGGGTCGCGGGGTTCTCGCAGTTCGCCACCTCGCTCGGGGCGAGCCTCGGTGGCATGATCTACGGCTACGACAACGTGGACGAGGGCATGAAGCGGCTGCAGGACGACCTGGACAAGGCGGCCCGGTCCACGCCGGAATACCGACTGGAGGTGGAAAAGCTGGGCAACGCGCTCCGGGCCGTGGCCGAGCAGCGGGCGGCGCTCAGCGCCAGCCGGGGCCAGCAGGTGCTGAACCTGCGGAACCAGTCGGCCGGGGAGCAGCTGGCCAGCACCAATTTCGCGCCGGAGGACACGCAGGGGATGCAGCTGCAGCTATCGGCGGCGCAAAAGCTGCTCTCCGCGGACCAGCAGCTGACCTCGATGCGGCGGGAGCTGGCCAACGAGGTCGAGCAGTCAAACCAGCTGGAAATCAAGGGCACGGAGGCCGCGCTGTCGCCCCGGCAGCAGCTGGCGGATGTGCTGGCCCGGGAGGCGGTGACCCGGCAGCAGATCGCTTTCCTCGAGCTGACACCGGACGACCCGCGGGCCATCGACACGCTGATCACCAAGCGCAAGGAGCTGAACGCCGAGCTGACGCAGCAGGCAACGCTCGAGGCCAAGCTGGGGGAACTGTCGACGGAGGTAGGCAAGGCCCTCGCGGACGGGCTGGAGAAATCCATTCTGGCCGGCGAGGGGCTGCGGGAAACGGTGCGCGGGCTGGCGCAGGACCTGGAGCGGGTGCTGGTGCACAACCTGCTCACGCAGCCGCTGGCGGACTCGCTGAGCAAGGGCGCGAGCACGGCCATCAGTGCGGCCGAGAACTTTTTTGCCGGGTTTTTCGCCGACGGTGGCACGGTGCCGGCAGGGCAATGGGGCATCGCGGGGGAGAACGGCCCGGAGCCGATCTATGGCGGTGCCTCGGGCATGACCGTGGTGCCGAACGGGGCGACGTCGCCGCAGGGCGGGGGCGGGAGCACCTACTACATCGACGCCCGCGGGGCCGACCAGACCGGCCTGGCGCAGCTGGCCGCGCAGATCCGGGCGGTGAACGGCTCCATCGAATACCGCGCCGTGGCGGCCGTGATGAAATACAAGCGCGGGGGGCCGAGCAGCGCGTTTGCCTGATCCATCATGAGCCTGACCTATCCACTCACCCTGCCAACCTCGCCGCTGTCGCGGACCATCACCATCCGCAAGCTGAGCGCCACGGGGATGGTGCAGAGCCCGTTCGGCTACAATTCGCAGGTGCAGGTGTGGGGCGGCCAGCAATGGCAGGCGGACATCACGCTGCCGCCGATGCCGCGGCGGGCGGATGCGGAGGCGTGGATCGCGGCGCTGGTGGGGTTGAACGGGCAGGAGGGCAACTTCCTGCTGGGGGACACGGCCAACCCGACGGCGCGGGGCGCGGCCTCGGGCACGCCGCTGGTGAACGGCGGCAGCCAGACGGGCTACGACCTGGTGACGGACGGGTGGACGCACGGCATCACGGGCATAATGAAGGCCGGCGACTGGATGCAGCTCGGCACCGGTGCCACGGCGCGGCTCTACAAGGTGATGAAGGACGCGAACAGCGACGGCTCGGGCAATGCCACGCTGACGCTGTGGCCGCGGCTGCGGAGCAGCCCGGCGGACAACGATCCGCTGACGGTGAGCGCGGCGAAGGGGCTGTTCATGCTGGCGGCGGACGTCGAGTGGAGCATCGATTACGCGCGGGTGTACGGGCTGAGCTTCAAGGCCATCGAGGATTTAAGATCATGAGCACCACGCACCCGCGGACCGCCCGCCAACTCAAGCCGCTGGCGCCGGCGCGGGCGGCGGCGCCATGGAAGCTGGAGGAGCATGCGCGGAACGTGCACCGGCTGTGCTTCGGCGGGATCCGGGCGGGGTGGGAGCAATATGTGCTGCTGCAGAGCGACGAGCACTGGGACAATCCGAAGTGCGACCGGGCGCTCTACCGGAAACACCTGCTGGAGGCGCAGGAGCGCCGGGCGCCGGTGATCAAGTACGGGGACTTTTTCTGCGCGATGCAGGGGAAATACGATCCGCGGTCGAGCAAGCAGGATCTGCGGCCGGAGCACCAGAAAACCAACTACCTCGACAGCCTGGTGGAGACGGCGGCGGAGGAGCACGTGGAGTTTGCCGACATCCTGGCGGTGATCGGCCCGGGCAACCACGAGACGAGCATCCTCAAGCGCCACGAAACGCACCTGACGGAGCGGCTGGTCGAGGCGCTGCGGGCCCGGGCGCCGGGCACGCCGCTGCGGTGCACGGGATTCTCGGGGTGGGTGATCTTCCAGTTCACGATCGGGGGCACGCAAAAGCAGATTTTCAAGCTGTGGTTCCACCACGGTTATGGCGGGGGCGGCCCGGTGACCAAGGGCGTGATCCAGACCAACCGGCGGGCGGTCTATGTGACGGATGCCGACGTGGTGGCGACGGGCCACACGCATGACCAGTGGATCCTGCCGATCACCAAGCTGTCGCTGACGCGCGAGCTGCACGTGCGCAAGGGCGAGCAGCTGCACATCTGCACGCCGGGCTACAAGGACGACTATGAGGACGGGTTTGGCGGCTGGGAAGTGGAGCGGGGTGGGCCGCCGAAGCCGCTGGGCGGGATCTGGCTGCATTTCACCTATCGGGAGCGGAATATCCACCTCGAGGCGCGGAGGGCGGATTGAACCATGGCGCGTGGCATCACATCGGGCATGCAGACGGGGGTGGCGGGGAAGACGATCTACCCGGTGCTGTTCTGGTTTGGCGACTTTGCCAGCGGGCCGGTGCGGGTATGCACGCACACTCAGGCCGTGAGCTGGGGCAGTCATACCTGGACAGGGCTGGGGGATTTCATCGGCTTGGGGCAGCTGACGGAGAACACCGACGTGCGGGATGACGGGGTGGAGTTCTACCTGAACGGGGTGAGCAACACGATGCTGGTGAAGGCGCTCGAGGCAGGATTCCGCCGCCGGGAGTGCAGCCTGTGGCTGGGGTTGTTCACGGACACGAACATGACGGCGCTGGTGGCCGATCCCATCGAGTGGGATTTCCGGATGGACGGGATGCCGATCCAGGATGACGCGCCCAACTCATCGCGGATCACGGTGCGGGCGCTGTCGTGGCTGAGCGACCTGGCGCGGCCGCGGGAGCGCCGGCTGACGAGCGAGGACCAGAACCAACTTTACCCTGGCGACACGGGGCTGGAATACACGATCGCGCTGGCCAACGCGCAGATCGTGGTGGGCGGGGCGGCCGCGGGTGGCGCGGGCGCGGCCTCGGTGGCGCAGGGCACGGCGGCGCCTTCGCCGGCCAAGTTGGCGCAAATGGTGTGATCCCCATGCCTGAACCTGTCCAACGCCCCGAAAACTGGCCGCGCCGGCTGCATGATTTCCTGCAGGAGAGGCGGAGCCGGCCGTTCGATTGGGCGGAGAACAATTGCTGCTTTTTCGCCTGCGACGGCATCCTGGCCATCACGGGTCTCGACCCCGCAGCCAAATTGTTCCGTGAGGTGTGTCACGGGGCGCTGGATGCCGCGCGGCTGGTGCGCAAGCACGGCGGGGTCGAGGCCATCGCGGAGGCGCAGTGCGCGGAATGCGGATTTGTGGAGGTGCCGGTGGGCCGGGCGCAGCGGGGTGACCTGCTGCTGCTGGACGTGGACCCGAAATACCGGCCGCTGGGGTCGCCCGGGGCGCAACTGGCGGCCCAGGCCGTGCTGGGGCTATGCGACGGGCGTCACGGGGTGTTTGCCGGGCCTGGCGGGCTACAATTCGTGCCGGTGCGGCATTGCCGGCGGGCTTGGGCGGTGGGAAGGAGGTCCGGCTGATGGCTCCCGTGGTGGCATATGTCGCGGATCTGGTGGTGACCTGGATCTGGGAGGGATATTTAACGACCGCCCTCTACTATGTGGCGGCGTCGGCGGCGAGCACCGCAATATCCCGGTCTCTGGCCAAAAAGCCGCCCGGATCGGGGGCGGCGAGCGCGCTGGATCCGAGCCGGACATTGAACGTGCGGGATGCGGCCGGCACGCGGAAATTTTTCATCGGGAGCGGGCGGATCGGCGGCAACGTGGTGTTCATCACCCAGACGGGCACCAACAAGGAATACACGCACTGCATCATCGTGCATGCGGCGAACCTGTGCTCGGCATTCCAGGGCTATTATCTGGGCGCGGATGCGTTGACGCTGGATGGCTCGGGCAATGTGACGTCGCCGGCACAGTGGGCGGGTCTGGTCCGGATCAAGACGCACCTCGGGAGCCCGACGCAGACGGTCGACACCGACCTGCAGGCGGATGTGGGCACGGGGATATGGGACAACAACCACAAGCTGCAGGGCCTCTGCTATAGCTATGTGCGCTATAAGACGGACAGCGACGTTTTCTCAAGCGGGTTGCCGACCTACACGGTGGATCTGGACGGGGCGCTTTGCTACGATCCGCGGACGAGCACGACGATTTTCACCCGCAACTCGGCGTTGCTCCTGCGGTGGTATCTGACGCTGGACCGGAATGCGGGCGGCGGTGGGGTGGATTCGGCGCGGATCGACGACACGATGGTGATCGCGGCGGCCAACATCTGCGACGAGGCCGTGAGCCTGGCGGCCGGCGGGACGGAAGCCCGCTACGAGGCCAGCGGCATCATCGACACGGCCAGCGAACCGGGCCAGATCGTGCAGGATTTGTGCGCCTCGATGGCGGGTGTCTGCCCGTTCGCCAGCGGGATGTTTCGCATGCGGGCCGGGGCGCATCCGACGGCGGTCATGGACCTGACCGACGACGATGTGATCGGGCCGATGAGCGTGGATCCGCGCATGAGCACCCAGCAGGCCTGCAATGGGGTGAAAGGCGTTTACGTGACGGCCGAGAACGACTGGCAGCCGGGAGATTTCCCACCGGTCAAGAACGATACCTACATGGCCGAGGATGACGGCGAGCGCATCTGGCAGGACATCGTGCTGAACTACACCACCAGCGGCGCGCGGGCACAGCGTTTGGCCAAGATCATCCTCGAGCGCAACCGGCAGGACATATCGCACACGTTTCCCACCCGGTTGAAGGCGTTGAACCTGATCCCGGGCGACGTCGTGACCAGGACCAGCGCGCGGTATGGCTGGAGCGCCAAGGAGTTCGAAGTGGTGAGCACGGCGCTTTATATCAATCCGGGCGCGAATGGCGCCGGGCCTACGCTGGGCGTCAGTCTGCAACTACGTGAAACGGCGGCAGGAGTGTGGGATTGGTCGAGTGGCGAGGAAACCACCGTCGACCTGGCACCGAACACCACCCTCGTGGATGGGAAGAACGTGCCGACGCCGGCCGGGTTGAGTTTGAGCACGTCAAATTTTCAGCAGGTCGACGGCACCACAAGCCCGCGGCTGCATATCCAGTGGACCGCGCCGGCCGATGCGCTGGTGACGAGCGGTGGCAAGGTTTGGAGCGAATACAAGAAAAGCGCCGACTCAAACTGGATCCCGTGGTCATCCGTGCGCGGCGATGCAACCGAGGACTACATCACTGACGTGCTGGCGGGTGTGGCCTATGATGTGCGGCTGCGGTTCGAGAACCGGCTGACCAACAAGGGCAGCTATTGCACGCCAGTGAGCGCCACCGTGGGCACCGATACCACCGCGCCGGCCACGCCGTCGGGTTTGAGCGCCGCGGCGGGGTCGCGTTCAGTGGGGCTGAACTGGACACCGAACACAGAGAGCGATTTCGATCACTACGAGTTGTTGCGGAACACATCGAACACCACCTCCGGCGCGGTGCTGGCATGGAGCGGCAAAGCCAGCCAATATGCCGACTATGGCGTGGACATCGGCGGGCTGACGGTGGCGACAACCTACTACTATTTCCTCAAAGCAGTGGACACCAGCGGCAACAAATCAGCCGCCACCAGCTCGGTGAATGCCGCGCCCAATTCAAGTGGCGGATCCACGTCCGGCTCGAACACATCGAGCGGCAACAACACGTCGGGCAATACGTTCGGCACCGGCGTCACATTGGTGGCAGTCACTGCCACGGTGGATGCAAACATTCATACTGTGTTGTTCTCTGGCATCATGGCCAATGGCAGCGGTGGTATACGGGTTGCGACATTGGGCCTTTTCATCGATGGCGTGCAGGTTGGCGCATCCTGGACATCGCCCGAGATCGCAGTGTCTGGGCATGTGCAGGTAGCGCCCCAGTGGGCTGTGACACCCGGCGCCGGTTCACACCTGTTCGAGATCAAGATGTATTCCGATACAAATGGCGCTGTGATCAGCACGGGTAACTGCTCGCTTGTTGTCCTATGAAGCTGTTCACCATCTACGACACCACCACCGGCGTGGTCATCAATGGCGGCACGGTTGCCAACGATGGTGACGTTGCATTGCAGGTTGTGCCACCTGGTGCTGCCATGCTGGTGGGCAAGTGCGGTGTGCCAGGCAGGCAGAAGGTGCAGGCAGGCGAGCTGGTTGACGTCGATCCACAGCAAGGCCAATGACGGAGTGACATCCACTACCCTACCCTGCCACCCCCGCAGGGGGTATGGGGGTCAAAAAGTCTAAAGCCCCCCGCCCCAAGACCGTGCATGCTCCGTTCCGCGTGTGTGCGCGAAATTGGAACAGGGGGGAGGGGTAAGACGTTGAAGGAGAAAGTGCACACCCTGACTCGAAATCAGGTGGGCCCGCGAGGGTCCCGGGGGTTCGAATCCCTCCCTCTCCGCCATCCTTCGCTCTGCGATGTAAGTTCCAGCGGGGATTGATTATAATTCCAGAAGGTTTGATAATCAGGGCGCCCCTGGAGGGCAGCGACAAAGGCCGTTGCAAGGGGTCGGCAAGGGCCCTGCCGGCGGGCAGTAGGAGTGCCTTTGGCGGCCTTTTCGTAGTGCCGCAAGAGGATTGTGCCGATAGTGGCAACGGTCAGGGCCAGTTCGATCGGAGAGGAGAAAAGAGGCTTGAATGATCATCGCAGGCTCGACGTTTTGGGCCTTTCGATTGAAAGCTGGTATCTATGCCGCACGACATATCCAAACCCAGTATTAGGGGATGCTGGAATTTCTGGTTGGCTAATTTCAAAGACGCCAATGAGCGTTGGGAGACAATTCGTTCAATTTTCGCGGGGGTGGTTGCTATTGTAATACTGATCCTCAAAGGGTTCGGGATTCGTATCCCAGCGCTGAATTTATTTCTTGATTCTAATGCCTCTGATTGGGTTGGAGCTATTTGTTTA